AACCTCACCGGCGCCAACCTCTCCGGCGCCAACCTCTTCAGCGCCGACCTCTTCAACGCCGACCTCTCCGGCGCCGACCTCTCCAGCGCCGACCTCTTCAACGCCGACCTCTCCGGCGCCAACCTCTCCGGCGCCGACCTCTTCAACGCCGACCTCTCCGGCGCCAACCTCTCCGGCGCCAACCTCTCCAGCGCCAACCTCTCCAGCGCCAACCTCACCGGCGCCAACCTCTTCAGCGCCAACCTCTCCAGCGCCAACCTCTTCAGCGCCGACCTCTCCAGCGCCAACCTCACCGGCGCCAACCTCACCGGCGCCAACCTCTCCGGCGCCAAATGGCGAGACGACATCATTATCAACCGCAACCCGCTCGTTATCGCCGGCTTGCCATACCTAGTTTATATTCTTGATCAGCATATGCAGATCGGCTGCGAGCTGCATACGTTGACTGAATGGGGAGAGTTCGACGACGACCGAATTGCCAGAATGGATGGTGTAAGAGCCAGAAAATTCTGGGATAAATTCAAGGTATCATTGCTGGCACTGGCGACGGCGGATTGATGCTGCACGCGACTGACGAACACAATCAAGGTGCGAAGAGTCAAAGCACCGAAGAGTAGGTTTCCCGTTGAAGTGTGTAAGTAGCGACGGGGCTTAATGCTCCGTCGTTTCCTTTCGCCGATATCGCCACGTAAGTTCGCGGCCGACTCGTTTGTGAAAGCGTTCCCATCCCGTTCGATTGAGATAGGCCGCCACACGCAATTGCTCCGACCGAGTCCACTTATCCTTTGGTATGCCGAGACCGCTGAGAATTTCCGCCGTACTCACCGTTTCGACGACAACCGGACGATTGAACAACCAGCCGGATATCAGGCTGTCCCAAGCATCATCCTGTTGTCGCATGGATTGCTCTGCTTGAGCCACTTCCTTGAGTGCCGGATCGTCGATAAAAAATACCTCTCCGCCCATGTAACGCTGATAAGCTTCTGCCCAGAGTTGATCGCGGTCCCGCGCAAGGTCATCAAGCCTGACATGTTCGTGACAGCGAATCGGCCAGAAGCGCCGGCCGCCGGTTGAATCGAGTAAATAGCCGTTGCCATCGGGATTGATGGTTCCACCGAAGACAGTTTGGCGCTGTTGGTCAATGACGTGTCGCCCCCAGGGCGGACGATACCGGTCATTGCGACGAGTCAGAAATGCCTTCAAGCGAGAAACCTCCGCTCGCCGCATGGCTTCCAGCTCGGCAATCTCGGCTATCCAGGTGCCGGCGAGCTGCATCACCGTATCCTTGTCGCCAATGTCGCCAAGGTCTTCCAAAAACCACGGATCGCCCATGATCTTGAAAGTGGTTGATTTGCCGAAGTCCTGGTCGCCCTCAAGAATCAGCATGTGGTCGACCTTGATGCTTGGCACCATCACGCGAGCGACGGCCGATATCAGCCATTTGGCAGCAACGGCTCGCGTAAATTCTGTATTGTCCGTCATCAGGTAGACGCTAGACCAAGTATCTAGGCGCCTATTGCCGTCCCATTTGAGATTTTCCAAATATTCCTTGACGGGATGATATTTCATATTGAGGGCAACGGTTAATATTGCCTCGTGAACCATGGCCGATGGTACATGAATTCCGGCCTGCTGGAGCCAGCATGTGGCCATATAATCATCTTCGTCTGTAACCGCTCTTTCCTCAAATTGAGAGATATCTTGTTGCCATGGTGGCGGACGGCGGAGCATTGGCTTGAGGGAAAACTCATCCCACCACAAGATGTCTTGCCATTCCCGCGCCATGCCCATGGCGTTAACCGCATTGATCAGGATGGCTTTTGGCTCGCCACTATCGGTCAGGATCATCGCATTTTTCCAATCGCCATGCCTGACCGCCGCTCTGGTGGCGGTAACGATTTCCGGATCACTCGACATTGACTTGAGTGTGTTGCGAAGGCCGGCGAGAGGCAGGGACACGCGCGATTTTATCGCCGCCAAAGCTTGATCGGTGGCAATCCGATCCATCCTGGCCATGGCCACCAAACGCAATACATTGCCGATATCGACGGGGCTGCTTGTCTTATCCAAACTGTTGATGCGCGCGGAGAGTTCCGATGGGTCTGTCGGTGCGTTTGGCGCTTGCTGGGTAGCCGGAACGCCAATCGTTGGTGCATTGGTGAGGGGTGGAACCGGCAGGTTCTCCAGCACGTCCTTATTGAAATCGTCACCCGACACAGGAAGGATGGTCCTGGCCGGAATTCCGGACATGCTGGCGCGTTCATGGAGCCGATTAGCCGCCACGATGCCCGGCTTGCCCGCGTCGGCGAAGATCAGCAATTCCTTGACGCCTTCGGGGATTTCAAAGGACGCCATGCCTTCGGTTGAGAGCGCCGCCCACGTTGCGACATTATAGCGGACCATCGCGGCAATGGATGACTCGATGCCTTCGCCGATGCCGAGAACGCCATCTTCGCCGATCTTGGCCAGCCGGACCGCGCCGCCCTTGAGCGGTCCCAGTGTCAGCCTGGCCTTCGGCATATCCGCCTTGTCGGATCCGTCATAGGCGAGATAGGTCCGATGGATGCCGCCGGTCGGATTTCCTTCCCGATCGCGCACCAGGCCGATCATCGCCGGCCGCCCCATGCGGGTTTTCCAATCGGTGCAACTTGGGTCAAACATTAGATCCGGACTGACCGGCAAGGGGATATGGCGGGCTTGGTTCAGGTAGGTTTCAACCAGCGTGCCGGCGGCTGGGACACATCGCGACAGGATCGAAGCGACTTCCGTTTCATGGCTTGGCTGCAACGGTTTCGGATCGCTGCCATTGCTTCTCTTGTGCGGTTGCGCGGTTGGCATGAAGCCGACCAAAGAGGCGGCATAATCGAACAACTCGCGTCCCTTTAGGCCGGTACGATGTTCGATTGTTGACAGCGGCCCACCGCCGTCACCACCGTCAAAGTCATGCCAGAATCCGCCATACTCGCCCGTCAGCTTGATAACGCAGGAGCCGACCTTTGACGGTGCCCGACCGGTGATATCGGCACAACGGATTTCATCAGCTTCGCGGTGACCTTGCGGAAACAGCTCGGGAACCCATTGTTCGGCGCTGGCGATCAAGGCGGCCGAGAGCGCGTCCAGATCGTATAACTCAAAGGCAGGTGTGGCGTCGTTTAAATCAAGCATTGCCGCGTGTCCGGCCCACTTTCAGAAGTGGAAGGCTCGACGGACAGCAACAACAATATAATAGAAAACAAGAAAAACCAACACGACAGTAAATGTTGTATAATATATTTCGTCGCGCATGATGTCCCGCCCTATTCCATAATCACAAGGCCGCTGATGGCTCTTGTAATGCAAGTGTACAGCCACTTCTTTCTGTCTTCCTTGCGTCCAAATCCATCATCAAAAACAATGACATTGTTCCAGCCGGACCCTTGTGATTTATGGCCGGTGATCGCGTATCCCCACACGCACTCGACGCGGCCCTTTTTGATGAAATAGTCCCGCTCGCCTCGATCTTTGTCCAGATTGACATGATCGTCGAAATGGCCACGATAGATAGTGGATTGTCCGATGTCCTGACCATCTTCCGTCTTGATGTGGGCGCGGAACGATTTGTCGGACGCAGGCTCGACTTGAGACAATTCAAGAAATTGCCCATTGATCAACCCGCTGTCGTGTTGGTTTTTTAGACAAATGATTTTCTCGCCACCGACTGGCAGCGGTTCAGGGAACCCGGCCGCCCGCTTAAGTTCATTGTTTAGCATAATCCTTGTGGCGTTGAAGCCACAAATGACTTGATCGGCGCGCAGCAACGATTGCGGGTTGAGCGAGTTCCGATCGACCTTCCACACCGTATCGCTGTGCCTGCCGATCGGAATGTACTTGCCTTCGCGTGCCATGGTGGCCAATCGAATGATCGCGGAATCCTCTGCCTGGCGATGGATTTCCGACAGAAACACGTCAGGCTCGGCTTGAGTGAAGTACCCTTCCCCCTTGATCGGCGGCAGTTGTCCGGGATCCCCTAAAACGAGGATTGGCTTTTTGAACGACAGGAGGTCGCAAGCCATTTCTTCTGAAATCATGCTCACTTCGTCTATCACGAGTAAATCTGCATCTCGCAATATGCTTTCCGTGTTGAGAACGAAGGTCGGCCTGTGCATGTTCTTGATTTCTAGCTCGCGATCTCTCACCATTGCTCGCCACAGCATTGCTTGTGTTGCATCTGTCGGCGGATTGGCGTGAAGTTCGGCCAGTTTTAGTTTTGCCTCTTCGATGGTCTCTTTCGTTGGTTCCGTGACTGCATAAATCAAGGAATGAATCGTGCTTGCCGGCGTACCCTTGCGCGACATGACCAGCGCCGCCTTCCCTGTAAATGTCGCAAACAGCACATTGGGGGGTTGTCCGCGTCGAGCGTCTTCATCCACTACCTCCTTGCGCTGGAAATCGACGTTGACAACCCTTTCGTTTCGCCCAATGCGCGGCATGACGACACCACCAAGCCGGTCCATTGCCGCCTTGAGGATGGTGGTCTTGCCCGCACCGGCGAATCCAAATACCCTAAAAAGTTGCTTTTCCTTGCTTTCGTGCAGGTACCAGTGGATTATCTGGTCAATGGCCTTGGCTTGCATTGGCGATGGGGTAAACTCGCTCATTGCGACAGTTCCCAGCACCGCTTGCGCCAATTGCAAAATTTACAAAGAAAAAAATCGGCATTATTGAACGCTCTTGGCAAAAGTTGCCCCTGCTTGACATGGTGTATAACGTTGACGGCACGGTCAGAAAGTTGCTGCGCCCGCCCGTCATCGTATTCGATTAATTCGTGGTTAAGTTCTTCCGTGTCCTTGTTGACGGCGGTAAACAGCGTTGTGAATACACCAAGGTATCCCATATTAATTTGGCACTGATTGAAATAAAGTTCAGAACCAACCTTCAACCCATACTTCTTTATTTTAGACCAACTTTTCTTGTTGAGCGCCTTTGCTTCCCATAGCGAAGGATAAGGCAGCGGTATCTTAAATGCCGGGCCGGCGACAAGGCATCCATCGATGTGACCCTGGACTTGGCCATCAAGCGCTTCCCAGCCGAATTGCTCGCCTTTCGAGTTCTTGGTCAAAAGTTGAAAACCGCCATCGGCGAACCATTGCGCGGCGGCATTCTTAAAAACCTTGTCCTGTTCGGAATCGATCGCCTCGGCCATCGCGTCTTCCATGCCGTGGCCGATATCAAAAATGCGAACTGTTCTGGCGGTTAATTCGCGGCCAGCATCAATTGGATATCCGCCAAAGTCGTAGCAAAGCTTGCGTCCGCACGGATCGCCCAGCATTGATGCTCCGAGATAGGTCCGCTTCTTTTCCGCCTCCCTGCGCCGCAAAATGCCAGCGTCGATTATGGCGTTGATCTCGTCGCAAAGTGTCAACGGCGCGATCTTTGCTCCGGACGAATGGTTGAGGTCGATCAAAATGGAATTTCCCCCTTCATGCTTTGCACCTGCATGGATGCTCGGCACCCCGACCAACAAGCATAAATGATGTCGTCAATGACTTCCGGAGGGACTTCCATGAAGGCATTGAGCAGCTTGGCTTTCTCAAGCGCCTTGGCGAGACAGGGTCTCGCCTCTTTGATGGCTTTCCGCTCCATGTCGGTAAGGTGGATTGCCATGATTTGCCCCTCATGTGCGTTGGCGATGGCGCCGCCGATCTTCTGACACTGGACCGAACAGAAAGAATAATCGGGCATTTTGGGATTTAGAAGGTCTTTGCAGTAACCGAATCCGCGTCCTTGACGGCCGCAGATCGCGCAAACACCTATCCCGACGACAACATGCCCGGCATGTCCCGTATGATCGAATCTAGATCGATTTCCTGCCGCTTGTTTAGCCATCCGGTGATCGCCGCCATCGCCATGTTTTCGAGTTCATGCATGTGCAGTTGTTCGATCCGCTTGCCCGTTATGCCCGCCGCCATTAGCCACTCTCCCATGGCTAAGGCGGCGGCGCGTGTCGATGCAGCCTGGATTTCGTCTTCGGTCAGGAACGCAGCCATGCCGGCCCTGCCGGCGCGGCCGGTGCGGGGTTAGAAGGGGATGCAGGAGTCGCAACACCAGGGGGAGACGCTTGAACCCCACTCTGAGACGGCGGCGCCGCAGTTGCCGCAGACGTAGGGTTTGACGGTGGCGGAGCGCCCCAGGCTGGCGCTGCGGCGGCTGTTGGTGCGGGTTTTCCACCACCGCCACCGACAACTCCCACACCGCCTCGCGGCATCGGCGCGACCTCCTGGCCGGCGACAAGGGCCGCATACTCGGCATCGCCGGGAATGATAATTCGATCAATGACGTTTTTGTCGCTGTATTTGCCGCCGCCTGGTTTGTCGCCGCCCGGCTCAACGGTCAGCTTGCAATAGAACGGCATCCCGTCGATAAATTTGAAGTTCGGAATTTGCCGGCGGATTTTTGTCTGATCGGACATGTCTTTCGGATCAAGCGCCAGGGCCGATTCGAGCATGGCGCGAATACGGCTTTTGGTCATGTTCCAGCCTTTGGAAACGCCCTTTTCGTCCAGGGAACCACCGGCAATCGTCATGAATTCCCACCACTTGCGATGGGCATATTGCCCCTGCAAAACGGTGAATTCACAGTCGAGCATAATCGCGTCGGACTTGTCGCTGGCCTTGAACAGACCGGTGTCAAGCGGGTCTTGATTGGCCAACGATGCTCCGCCGGGACGGATGTGCAGCGATGCCTTGACGAAAGTTCCATCGGGGATCAGCACACCACTCCGCTGTTCCTCGGCGTCGTTGAAATCAAATGCCATGATGCGGCCTCCTTAAGCCTTTGGTTTGTCAATGTTGAATGCAAGCCGACTGGCAGCTTCCGCCGTTGCCGGTTGATTGATTTTGGCGAGAAGCTTGCCAAGGTGCGGCTCTTCGATCATACCGACATTTCCCAAGGTTCGCTCTTTCGCGGGCAGTCCCCACGGATTTTGCGTGGTACAGACAAAGGCCCGAATGGCACCTTTGCCGGGATTGTGAATCCAGGTGTTAGCAACATAATCGAAGTGGGACATCGAAATGACCTGATCGACGATGCCGGGCAACTCTCGCCCCACCTTCTGGCCTTCGAGTTGTGGCTGCCAGATCAGTTGCTTGGCTTCATTTTGAATTTGCTCTAGACGACCGACGAAAATGACGTTCTTGCCGGCCGCGTGCTGCATATGACGCAACATTGCCATGGTTTCGCGGCCAAGGTCACCGTACATGCCGCGCGTGTCCATCTTCATCTCGCCAGTTTTG